CACAATGGCAGACAAAATAAAAGGCGAAGGACTTATCCTTTATATTCATGATGGTGCGCTTTATCGCCCTGTATCATGTCTTACAAGTAATTCATTAAATACTGAATTAGCGGTAATTGAATCTCAAACTAAGTGCGCTCCTGGTGTTGTAGAAAAACAAGCAGGTGCATTTTCTTATACGCTTGAAGCAGATGCTCAATTGATTGATACAACTTCTGTAGGTGGTGACGATACAAAAGCTTCACACGATTATTTGTTAACTGTTCAGCAATCAAAAGCAAATGTAAATTGGAAAATGGATTCCGGAACATCTGGATTAGTTTACTACGGGGTTGGCTTAATAACTTCTTTAGGCTTAGAAGCTCCTGCGGGTGACGAGTTCGCAAGTTTTACATTAACTATTGACGGTTCAGGTGCAATTTCAACAACTGACCCATTAGACTAAAAAATATGCATAAAACAAAAATTGAAATATCCGGAATAAAATATAATTTTGGAATTGGATTCCTTAATTTACTGATTCAGGGAGAAGGAAAAAGCCTTAATGAATTATCTGTATTGGATGAAGTTCTATTAATGCCTTTGGTTATTTTTTACGCACGTGTTTACGCTTGTGAAAGAGATAATTTGCCTATTACGTTCAGTAAAAAAGATATCCTTAATTACATTGATGATAACGGTGGCATTCATGGAGATTTCTATCAGCAGATATATGTTGCTTACATAAATGCAATGACAAAAGATGTGCCAGCTGATGAAGATAAAAAAAAAATAGCGAAAGTGAAAAAATAGACTTTCAAAAAGACGTTATATCATTTGCGATAGGCGAACTTGGGATTTCTACATTGAAACGTGTTTATGACATGTCATTTGCAGAGTTTCAAATTCGCCTTTTTGCATGGAAAAGATGCCAAGAAAGAGAGTGGGAGAAGGTGCGTTTATTAGCATGGCATGTACAATCAATATCAATGAATAGAAAAGGTAAAATGCCGTCAATTCAAAAGTTTATGCCATTAGGAATAGACAAAGGAGAAAACAACGGCATTTCGGACGCTCAAAAACAAAGATTTTTAGAAGTTAGCGCAGAATACTACAAACAAATAACAGGATAAATAATGGCTGGATTAGAGATACAGGTAGGCTCGGATACTTCTGATTTCGAAAGAGGAATATCGGATGTTGAAAAACAGTTACAAACCTTAGAAAGAAGGCGTGAGGCTCGTGTTAGGATTGGCGCAGATGTTGGTGATTTAGATAGACGAATAACGCAAACAACGGCTAACTTGACCCGTTTAAGAAGTGCCTTAAATCAAACTTCTACAGCAACAACTAACCTTACGCGACAAACCGCAAACGGAAACAATGCGTTAACTCAGTTCAACAGAATCGTTCAGGATGCCCCATTTGGGGCAATGGGTATTCAAAACAACCTTACCGCGTTTGGGGAGGCTTTCGGACACTTAGTAACTCAAACAGGTAGTGCTAGAACGGCTTTTAGTGCTATGGTAGGGTCTTTGACAGGCATTGGGGGTGTTATGCTGGCTGTGTCAGCTGTAACTTCAGCTATGACCTACATGAGTCAAAGAGGGCTTTCGGTTAGCGATGTTATGAATATGATTACTGGTGATTTTAACGAGGCTCGTCATGCTATGCAACAGTTAAACGTTGAGGTTGCTAAAAATGCTCAGGGCGATATATCCGGAATGAATGCTTACGTTGCTGTAGCAAAAGACGTTAATCTATCAATGCAAGACAGATTAATTGCCGTTAAAAAACTTCAGGACGAATACCCAGCTTATTTTGGTAATTTAACTAAAGAGCAGATATTAAATGGCAATGTAGCATCAACTGTAAAAGAAGTTACAGCTGCCTTAATCGCAAGAGCAAAAGCAACAGCATTAACAGAAAGGATTGTAAAATTAGCAACAGAGGAAGAAGAATTAAGAATTAAGATAAATAACCAAATATTAGAGGCAGCAAGAGCTTCTAAACTTACAAATGCTCAAACAGCTATTTTAGCGGGCAACTTTAAAGCACTTGCCGAAAACGGTGGTAACTTTATGGAAACCGTTAATAAAGTAGGTAAAGAGGCCAATATTCCATGGTTAGTTTTAAATGGAACTATTGTAAGAGTGTTGCAAGGATTTACCGATTTAGGTTCAGAACTAAGAAACAACAAAGCGCAACAAGACCGTTTAACTGGAAGTTTGGAAGAACAAACAAAGGCTCAGATAAAACTTGAAGCGGTAAAAGAGAAAGCTAAAAAAAATAATGTAACACCACAAGTAGCAGCCCTTCCGTCGTTGATACAACCTACAGGATTGGACGGATTAATCTCTCTTAAAGGGATGTTGGCAGAGGTAGCAAAAAATGTACAAGGATATGAAGGAGTTATTTCAACATCACTAAAAAAAATACCGAATTATTTCGACACCTCTGGACAAAAGGCATTAGAGAAGCTACAAAATTTCAATAAACAATTAAGTCAAATTGTCACTTCGGGTACTACAAATGCAGTAGCAGGGATTGGGGAAGCGATAGGGTCTGCTTTGGCTAATGGTGGAAATATTATAGACGCTGTAGGTAAAAGCTTGTTATCTACCATAGGTAGTTTGTTGGTTGATCTTGGAAAAGCTACAATAGCCTATGGAGTTGGTTTGTTGGCAATTCAAACCGCTATTAAAAACCCTTACACGGCTATAGCTGCCGGAGCAGCATTAGTAATTGTTGGATCTGCAATAAGTGCGGCTGTAAATAAAACAGCAAGCGGGATGCCTGGCGGTAATGCCGGTACAGGAGGTGGTTATAGCTCTCCGGCATCATCATCAGCAAGTTACGGAGGCTCAAGCTCTTCTGGTTTCGGAAGCGGAACAGTTGTTTTTGAAATATCTGGTACTTCTTTAATTGGGGTATTATCAAACTCATTAGATAGAAATAGTAGGCTTGGAGGGGCGTTGGGTATATAATGGCTAAAAAAATATTAATATCGTTTAATGAAGATATTGAGTTCGGAACTTTCTCTGATTTTTCGTACACCATCAAAATAGGCGGAATTGACTTAGTATATACATCTGGACAAACATCTGTAAGCATCAGTTATAATAATACTGAAGATTTACCGCCAAATGAGATAAAAATATATGATTCTTTACAGGATAATGTTTACAAAACATTAGAATTTCTAAACATATATTTTTATTCTCCGATAATAACCTACACCGTTATTGAAAACACAATTGAGGTATATATAGATTCTGAAGATGCAACAATTGTAGGTTTAAATTCTAATAATACCGGAATAGTTGTAAGCTACGAAAATGTAAATGTTATTGTTGAAGGCGAAATTAAACTAAAATATTTTTTACAATATTCTAATATAGCAAACGACAATTATAAATTAGAAATTTATCAAGTTGGATATACAGGCTTGAGTCGTGAAATATACGGTCGTGTTTCAATTGATAAAGGAGGCGTTAAAAATCATTTAGACACTGTAAGAGGAACGTCCTTATATATAACGCTTGAAGCCGATAAAACACTCACCTTAGAAGACTTGTATTCTAAAAATGAGCTTGATTATCCTGTTAAGTTCTACAGAAATGGTAAACTTATTTTTCGTGGATTTATAACCCCTTCTGGTGTAACTCAATCCTTCACACGTGACTTGTGGAAAGTTTCTTTTGACTGCATGGACGGTCTTGGGTACTTGGATAACCTCTCCTTTGTCCAGGAAAACGGGTTGCAGTTTACAAATAGAATGGATATACAGGATATTTTGTTTTACTGTCTCAGAAGAACAGGAATGCTTCAAAAAATAAACACTTTTGTTGAGGTTTTTTATGATGGGTATTCGGATTTGGCAGATAGAAATATTTTCGAATCCACGATGATAGATACTACAAGATTTGTAAAAAAAGACAATAACACTATAATGAGTTGTGGCGATGTTATGCGCTCTGTTTTAGATATTTTCAATGCTGTTATTACTCAACACGATGGTGAATGGTATATTTACCGTCCGAACGATATTTACAGAAATTCATACGTAAATTTCAAGAAATACAATATTTCAAATGTTTATGAAAATACGGTATTAATGAATTTGTCTTCAGTTATCGGAAGTCAGATAAATAATTTCTATCCTCATCATTGTAGTGGCAATCAGAAGATAATTATCAGAGGTAGTATTTCAGCGTACAGGATAAATTATAAATATGGCTTTTTACAAAGCACCTTGCCTAATAGTTCATTGAAACATGATGCGTTAATGAACTATGCAAATTGGATAGTTTCAAGACCTGATTTAATTATTAATGATCCTTTGTTAGATAGCGGGGTAAAAGTATTAGCACTTAGAAGCAATAATCCTTATCTAATGCCTCTTATCATGACTTCGGACAATATATTTTTACCTTCTGGAAGTAATTTTGCGTTTAAAATAACAGGAAATCACACAACTCCAGGAGAAACTATATTGTTTAAAATAAGGTTGGGTGCGTATTTTATGAATGATGATGGAGAGTGGGTCACGTCAGACGAATTTATTTCGCACACATTTACAGATAGTGGATCCCTTCAAAATGGAGTTAATTTTGAAGTTATTTTTCAATCAAAAAAGACTCCTGAAGACAACGATGTTTATGTAGAAATTTACAAACCTTATCAGTCAAATGTCAGGTTTGACCCACATGTTTTGCTTATAAAATCAGTAAACATAATCGTAAACACGGCTCAGCAAGAAAATATAATAGGCGAATTTCATACGATACAACGACCAAAAATAAGTTCTAATGTAAAAGAAAATAAAGAAGTTTATAACGGAGATAGTGGAGATGTTTATTTTGAAGGTGCTATTTTTAAATTAGGCGGTGCAGAATTAACGACGACATGGCATAGAAAGAATTTTATAGAATCTAAACCAATATTAAGAATTTCAGCAGAAGATGCTTTAAGAATATCACAAAAACCTGTAAAGGAGTTTTCTGGTAGTTTTTTTGGATATTTGCCATATATGGCAATATTGCAAATTGACGGAATTAACGGTAAATTTATGGCTATTGAATACAGTTATGACACTTTTACAAACATAGGAGATTTCAAGTTATTAGAATTGTTTGCGCCAGAATTACCAGACATGAGATATAATTTCACTTTTGATTACGGCGAAACCGTTAAACCTACTATTACAGGTTAATTTTTTTTAGTACATTTACGATATGAATTTCATAAACGGAGAAGATAGGATTTTGTATATAAAAATAGGAGGCGTTTACCTCCCTATAGGCTGTTTGACAGGTAACGAAATTAGCGAAGATTCGGAACTATTAGACACAACAACAGTTGATAATAACGGTTGGAATACATCTGTACCAGTGTCACAGAGTTATACTATTTCTTTCTCTGGTTTACAGGTTAATTCCACATTGGTAGGGGGTAATTTCAACGTTAGCAGTTACGACAAAATTAAAAATCTTAAAAGAGACAGAATAAGAGTTGAGTGGAAATTGCAAGGGAAAATTTTCCCTGTTGTAGATTATGGCTATGGATATATCACATCACTTTCGAGTGCCGAAAATGTAGGTGAATTTATGAGTTTTTCAGGAGTAATTGCAGGTTTTGGAAAACCATTATTTACAAGTTTAGGAACTGTTTTATTGAATAACGGAGACCCGACAGTAATAATACAAACAGACAACACAGGAACTGAATTATTAAGAGTAAGTAAATTTTAAAAAAAAATGGCAGATTTCACAACGGTATCCGTACCTGAATTACCTCCTGCTACTATTACAGACAGTAGCGAATTCCCGCATTCAGTAGGCGACATTTTAAGCAAATGCACTGGGTTAGATATAAAAAATTACTTGCAATCACTTGTTGGGTATGCGCCTTATGAAATAAAATGCTTAAGACCCCCTGGAGACGGCACGGCTTATGTTTCAGAACATTTCGATACTTCAGCTACATCTTTAAATGGCTTAGGTTTAGTAGGTGGAATTTGGGAAGGGTGGGCAATTTGCAACGGTAATAACGGAACTGATAATTTAGACGGACAGACATTAATAGGATTCGGAGCTAATTATGCTATCATTGGCGAGTTTACAGGGTCAGAAGAAGTGACTTTGACGATAAATCAGATACCTGCACATTCACACGACATAACTTTATACAACGCATCTCCGTCTCCTGGAAATACAATAAATTCGTTAGAATTAGGAGATCCGAATAATCCCGGAACTTACACGACAAATTCCAGAGGAGGTGGACTGCCACATAACAACATGCAACCATCAATGGTTGTTTTAATAATAATGAAATTGCCATGATAGATCCGAATGAAATAACAACCGCAAGAGTTGGCGAATTACCTCCTTCTCCTTTCGGGCTAACCGACAATATTCCGCATGAGATAGGGGACACGTTATTTAGAGGCACTGTTCAGCAATTAGGAGATGTGATAGTAGATTATTTAGGCGCTATTTCGGGTTCTTCATATAATAATACCTCCGTGCCAGATGGGGGAACATTGCCAAGCACAACCGTTAAAGAATGGCTGTTTGTAGGAAAAGGAACTTTTCATAATGTAGGCGGACAACCATACATTATCACGACCGAAGAACTTAACATAATTTCTTCTAATGGTAGCTATTGGAGTTTGTCTGTGGAAATTCCTATTAATGTAGAATTGGCGGGGATAACACAAAATATTAGATCAGGATACACACAAACAACACCAAGTGAAAATGCGGTGTTTCAGGCATTGGCATTAAAAGCTAATTTAACAGATATACCAACTATTCCAGAAAATTTTCCAAAAGGCATAGAGTACACAGCCATAGGCGGTGAAACATTTTTTGAAATAGAGACAACTGTGTCGGCTACAATGATGCATTACAATGGAGTACCTCAATCTGGCACAATGTGGGATCAATTGGGCAATACTATAACTTTAAACTTTGACAATCCTTTAATATCAGGGGATTTCATGCAATTTTCTTAAACATGAAAAATTACATTTTACTATTTTTACTATTAACGTTCGGGATTCAGGCGCAAACATTCCCAAGTCCTGCGTATAATAATATCACAACAAACACGCTTAAAATTAAAACACCCGCAACAGTTACGAGTGTTAATTTTTTGCCAGCGTTCGACACCGACGGAATTACCATTTCTAAAATTGACCCTGTATTACTGCCTTTGTCTACAGCCACTATAAACGCAATTAATACATCTATATCGGCTTTTACTCCAAAGCGAACAGTGGCAGAAATAAGACTTATGTCAGGCCCTTTAATTTCAAATTATTTCTATACTACTGATTTAGGCAAAGAAGGAGATTGGTATTATGATTCTACCGACGCAACAACCTCAGACAATACGGGGACTGTTTTAGTTACGTCTGACGGTAAACGAATAAAGAGAATTATACAAAATAATACTTACATAGCTTCTTGGTTTGGTGCTAAAGGAGATAACTCTACAGATAATACGTCTATATTTACAAATATTATTTCAGCAGTTCCGGTTGGGGCGAGCATCCAGTTTACGTCAGGAACTTATTTGGTTTCAAATTACATTTCTGTTTTGAAACAAGTAAATGTAAAAGGGGTAGGAAATGTAATATTTAAACAGCAGACTGACTATAAAACAATATTCCATGTAACTGTTGACGGATGTAATTTTGAAAATTTCACAACTCAACAAACAAAAAAATCGCAGGAAATAAATTTTCCTTACGGATACGGTGCTGGAATTACATTTTATCATGTAAAATCAGGATCAGCTACTAATATAATTTGCAGAGATTCTGGAGATGAAACTGACTTAGTGCCTGATTCTGTATCAGGTGCAGGTATATACATTTCAGGTTCAGATAATATAAAAATTACAAATTGCCAATTTTATAACTGTGCAATGGGGGTTAATTTAGATGATTTTGGAAATGTATCTATAGGAAATCCAGCAAGATTTACATGTAGCTATAATGATATTGAAAATTCATACTTTGATGAGTGTAAGTTTGGAATAAATTATGATTTCGGTGCATTAGGAGGTGGCGTAGATTTCAAACCGGGCGTAATTGATAACTGTAAATTTGTCAGAAATACTTATGGGAAATCTGCAATAGAGGCTAAAATGTTCGCATGTAAAGAGCCTTTGCTTATCACAAATCCACAATGTATAGGTAGGTTTGACGAAGCTATTGTGTCTATTTTCGGATCTTATAACATGCAAATTTTAGGAGGATATATAGACGGTGCTTATGAAGGAATTGTTTTATACCAACAACCAAGTCAAGCCCCTCCAAGAAATATAAAAATAAAAGGGATTGTAGTAAGAAATTGTTTAGCAACAGGTATAGCTGTTAGAGGCGGTATAGATTGCTCTATTGTAGATTGCGAAATATCTAATAATGCTACGGGTGTTTTGGTTAAATCGGCTTCTTGGAATTTTCAAATGGTAAACAATAATATACACGATAACACACTTGTAGGATTAGACATTCAAGAGGTTTACGGTTGTAAAATATTAGGTGGATACATAACCAATAATTCTACAGATGTTAGTGGCACAGGCGTAGGTATATTGGTTAATTCTCCAAACGCAACAGGTAAAATTACAGATTTAGAAGTTAGCGGTGTAATATTTGATTATTCGCAACAATCCACAGATATAAATCCATCGAGTAATCAGATATACGCTATAAAGACAATAGGCGATTATTATACTTCTTCATCTAAAACAGTTCCTGGCGTTGTATCTAACAATTATTTTGGCAGATGTTTGACTTTAGATAGTCACAGCGAAATAGGAGGCATTGGATTGATTTACAGATCAAACGGAATAGCTGGAAGTAAATTAATAGATTTCCCGCAGCTTTTAAATATAAAAAACAGAAAGATAATATCTGGATCTGCCACACCTGAATCGGTTGTATCTGGGAGTGTGGGAGATATTTTTATTAGGGATGATGGTGCGTTGAAAACATCTATGTACGTAAAAACAAGCGGTGCATCTACTACTACAGGTTGGACTCCATTTGTGAGTTTTACAGAGCCAAACGTAACAGACATGAATAGTGTTGTAGGTTTTTCGTTGATAAGAACTACTAATAGCTGTGCAAATACACCTTTAGCATCAACTTATTATCAGGGTATTCAGTTTTCCGCAGCCAGCAATGACCTGTACGCAAATCAGATTGTCTATGATATACAAGGTAATTGCTATGAAAGAGTAAAGGACAACGGAACATGGGGCGCATGGTCAAGCAGAGATTCTAATAAATTCACAAAAATCACTACATCATCTGTAAGTATATTCTCTGGATCTAAAAATCACTTAATAATACAAGATAATCCCACTATTTTAAGC